TAGAGCTTTTCTTTTGCAGTTGTAGCTGTTTTTGTTTGGGAAGCTGCCGCTCTCTTCTTCAATCCAAACGCCTTCACGATACCCTGTACGTGGCCATGAGCGATTTGCAACAGGAACTGCTCTGATTTCAATTTTGTTGCATCGTTGACATTGTCAATGAACAAGTTTTCTGTGAGAAGCGCCGGCATTTTTGTGCCACGAAGTACCGCAAAATTCGCGCGTTTCTTTCCTCTGTCTCTGACATTTCCAATCGCCTTCATGATTTCTTGATGAATGACGTTCTGGAAAGCAATTGTTTTTGCGCCAACGTTTCCATTGTAAATATAGCTTTCGAAGCCTGTGCCTCCGCCAGCGTTGACATGGAAGGACAAGAAAAAGTCCGCGCCGGCTTTGTTTGCGATTGCTACTCGTTCTTCTAATGATAAGTAACGGTCATCGGTACGGATGTAAATCACTTCCACCCCTTCATATTCTCCAAGCATACGACCGGTGTGTTTTGTCATAGCAAGTGTCAAATCTTTTTCACGCAAACCGTTTCCTACAGCCCCACTATCTTTTCCGCCATGCCCTGCGTCAAGAGCGATACGTACCATTATCTATCCTCTCCTTTCTCTAAAGCATATTTGATTGTTGCTACCGAGCCAACGCCATACAATGCGTACTGCAATCCATTGACCAACACATCAAAAGAAAAAGCGCCGCTTTCAAACGCGGAGAAAGCAACACCTAGAAACACTGCAACAATTGGAATAAAACGATTAGGAATGTTTGTCGCCTCACGAATTGCATACAACAACACGGCCAATGCCACATACGCCGTAAATTCGATTGAAAGCAATGCTTCCATCATTGAACACCTCCTTTCAGTGCAGCAAAAATAAGAGCTACCACCCCACCAACCATAGATACGATGATTGCGTTTGTGATAGCTCTCCGTAGCCACTTGGTATCATCTTTTATCGAGCGAATGTCATCCCTAATGTCTTTGATGTTCGACTCGGCAACAGCAAGACGTGTTTTTACGTCTGCCATATCTGATTCCAGCTTCTCGATGCGTTGTTCCATCGAATCACACCTTTCTTACTATTTAACTGGCACAACTGCTTTCACGCTACGTGCATCAATAATGACATCCCCGATTACAACGACATAATCCGGAGTGTCATGATTTTGCGCAGCCTTGATTTGCTCATATACCGCTTTCGCATCAAATTTTTCAACCTCAGTGATATGCTCTTCTCCGCTGTGTTCCACTACTTTAATTTTTTTCAATGTTTTCATTGTTCATTTCTCCTTTCACGCAAAATAAAAAAACCCTATTTCTCAGGCTTCTCCTTCTTCTCTTCATTTTGTTTTTCAAGTTCCTCAATTCGTTTTTTCAATTGCTCATTTTCTTGTCGAAGTTGATTCACCTCCACTGTAAGCTGTGTGGCCATTGAATAATAAATCGCCTTTTCCTTTGATAATGAAGCAATTTGATCTGATAAATTGTTAGCGATTAGATCTACGTTAAGATTCATTTTTCACGCTTCCTTTCTGTTTTTTATTTTTTAATAACCCTTTTTTAACAGCTGTTTTTTCATCACAAATAATAATGCCGACGATTTGACCGCCGGCATCTACTTCATGTAATTCTATTCGTTTTGGACGTTTCATGCGGCCTTTTTCCATCATTAAGTCACCTCATATGCATCTAAATCGTCAAAGAAGGTATTAGCATATCCGATACGTTCTCCTACGATTCTCACATCTGCAGTTCCTTCTCCAGCAATCACAAAATAGTCATATCCTTTTTCAATGATTTGTCCATTACTTGAGAAAACTGCGAAATTCTCAACAGCTTTCCGGAAACGATCTTCCAAATATACTTTCGTTCCTGTCGAAATTAATGGAACATCGAACTCAATATATTCAATTAGAATCTGCGGTGAATCAACAGGCGACATTCCTAAGTTCTTTCCATCGATGACAATGGATCCACCAGACTTTGTTCCGCTTGCATAGAAACTGTGTTTCGTAACTCCATTCACAACTATGAAAAACGCTCCATCATTTTTCATTTTTGCATATGTGTTACCTGATCCGGCCTTTAAATAAATGCCGTCCCCGCTGCCAGCATCGATTCGGTTTCCGCTTCCGGCTGCTAGTTCGATCCCTTTCGTCTGAAAGTCCCCGTTGTTTTTGAAATAATAGGTTGCCATCGGGTTTCCGCCAGACGTGCCGACGTCGATATGAAGGTTATTTTCTTCTGCCCATAACCATGTCTCGTAAACGCTATTAACAAATCTCGGCATTAACGAGAAGTTTGATCGGCCATTTCTTACACCGAAAATGCCGTTATTGTTCATTTTTACATAACTATCGGATAGACTAGCGACAAACTCGCCGCCTTTTAATTCGCTTTTCCATCCGTTATGCTCGCTTTTTAAATAATCATTTGACATTGTAATCGTCCCGGCTGATCCTGTTGTTTGGATCGTTACCCCGGACAACGTTCCCGCTGTTACTGTTCCTAAATCAGCAGAAATGGCAGAAAGCGATGTCACATTTAGCTTGTCAGCTGTTATGGAGGAAGCAGTGATTTTGCTCCCGTGTAAATTTGCGATTTTCGCATCATCAACTGCGAGATTTGCAATCTTCGCATTCGTAATGGCGGCATCAGCAATTTGCGCCGTACCTACCGCAGCAGTTCCAATTTTTGCGTTTGTAATCGCACCGTTTTGGATAGCAGCATTACCTACTGCTGCGCTTGCAATGTGAGCCGAAGTAATTGCAGCGTTAGCAATTTTCGCTGAATCAATAGCAGCATTTGCGATTTTAGCATTAGTAATCGCACCATCTTGGATAGCCGCATTCCCGACTGCCAAGTTGGCAATTTTTGCATTGATGATCGCTCCATCGGCGATAGCTGCAGTACCAACCGCAAGATTGGCTATTTTGGCAGAAATAATCGAAGCATCGGCGATTTTGGCACTATTAATTGCTCCATCTTGAATGTTCGTTGTACCGATTAGTTCGATTTTTTTTGCTTGGATTTTGATGGATTCCGACGTTTGGTTGATCGCTGAAATAACCCCGTCTTTCTCCACCTTCGTCGCAATCTGCCCAGCTTGAATAGTTAACTGTGATTCTGCAGATGACATTCTTGATTTTAGATTATTTACGTCAATATCATATTGCGACTGATTGACCTTCAACGTGATTTGATTAGAAAGCTGCGTGATGCTTGATTCGGCAGTAGAAAGACGGGCATCAAGTCCGCTAATTTGCCCATCCACATCTTCCGGCGCTGGTGTCCAGTCGGTGGGTTTATTACCTATTTCGAGTTTTGGAAATTCAAAATAATATTCCCCTGCACCAAGATTATTATTTCCAATCCATATCCTCAATTTTACCGTCTCATTCTTTGTAATAAACGTATGTCCGTTGTTAAATATGCCAGTTTCTTTAAAACTGTCTTTTCTTAAAAGTTCATTCCCATTAACATCTACTTCCCGTATAGATACCCAACCATTAGATTTTATTTTTAATGTGTAACTAGTATTTGGAAATACTTCTAACTCATAAGCCTTAATGTCTTGATAAATTGCAGTCGCACTCATTACCACTCGGTAACGATTTTCTATTACCATTTTGTCATTTAGACTCCAATGAGAAAACTCTCTTAATAAATTCCGCCCACCAATCTGCAGACTCTCAAACTCAGTCCGACTCACCTTCGATGCAATTTCTCCTGCCTGCACCGTCAATTGTGCTTCAGCTTGCGTTACACGTTGTTCAATTGCGGAAACAGTAGACACATCTGCTTTCCCTGCAAGGGACGTGTCAATTTGTTGTTTTGTATATACATCGGAAGCATTCGCCTTCAACGTAATTTGATTGCTTAATTGTGTGATGTTTGTTTCTGCTGTGCTAACCCTTGTAGTAAGTGTATTTAAATCGCTTTGGTTTGCTTTCGTTCCTAGTTTTGTGTCCGTTTCACTTTTGGTATATGCCCCAACCTCACCAGCAGTCGTCGGTGTGGCTTTAACCCAAGCAGAGCCGTTCCATCTTTTTAATACATTTGGAGTTACAGATGTATCTAACCATAACTGATTTGTAGACGGATTAGACGGCGCAGAGTTCGATTTAGTCACAGCATTTTCTTTTTTGGACAACTCTTGAGTAAAAGTGGTTTGGCTAACTTTCGTTGCGATTTCATTAGCTTGTATGGTCAGTTGGGCTTCCGCTTCACTTATTCGTGTTTCAAGCGCATTGACAGTTGTGTTATCGGCTTTATTTGCAAGCTGGTTGTTGACTTCTGTTTTCGTGTACACGTCCGTTTTGTTCGCTTTTAGTGCGATTTGGTTAGCGTTTTGCGTGATTGATGTTTCAGCGTTAGCCATACGAGTTTCTAGCGCAGAAATGTCGTTTTGTAGGTCTGTTTTGTCCTGTTGATATGTTGTATTGCTTACTTTTGTTGCAATCTCTTGTTCGTTTTGTGTGATGCGTGATTCTGCGCTGTTTAGACGAGTGACAACACCGTTCATGTCCGTGTTATATTGAGTTACCGAGACTTTCGAGTTCAGGGCGTTGTCGACTTCGGTTTTTGTGTATGCTCCAACCTCTCCCGCACTTGTTGGTGTCGCTTTTACCCATGCCGAACCTGTCCATCTTTTGAGGACGTTAGGTGTAGTGCTTGTGTCTAACCACAATTGACCTGTTGTTGGGTTTGCCGGTGCTGTGTTGGATTTTGTTATTACGTTTTCTTTTAATTGAAGCTGGCCGTTTACCCATGTAGCATCAGCTTTTGCTGCTATATCATTAGACAATTGTTGAACTTTTGTGTTGTACGTATTAACATCAACCGCTCCGATTTCTGCCGCAGTTGTAGGCGCAAGCTTCTGCCATGTACTGCCTGTCCATCTCTTGAGCAAGTTAGGCGTGACAGACGTATCAATCCACAAATCACCAACAGCAGGATTTAAAGGAGCCGTACTTCCTTTAGCGATTTTCTTTTCAGCATATGTGTTTGTATATTGATTTGCAGTATCAACAATTTCTTGCTTTGCTCCACTGTCAATTTTCGAACTTGTAACTGCACCGTTTGCCAGCTTAGATGCTGTAACTGCTAAATCAGCTAGTTTTTTTTCATCAATAATCCCATCACGAAGCTTTTCCGCACTAATGGAAAGGTCGGCAAGTTTTGCGTTGTTGACCGCCCTATTGGCGATTTTTGTGTCCGTTACCGCTCCCTCCGCTAACTTTTGTGCCGTCACCGCAAGATCGGCAATGTGCTGTGCATTCACTGCACCGAACAGGATGTCGTCGCTTATGATACGTGCCGTTTGTGCAGACGCTTCTTGCGAGAATCCACCAGCCGTTCCATGTGTATTAATTGCTCGAACACGATAGTACCACGTTTGGTTTGTATCTACTTGGTGTACCCATGTGCTTGTTTTTCCACGGAATAAAAGATTGCTCGAATCCGGTGTAAATCCTTGGACTTGTGAACCGTATACTTCATACGCAGCGATATAAGATGACGGGTCATAATTCCATTCCAACATAACGGTTTTGAATCCGCCGCTCGCATTTAAATAAGACGGTGTAGGCGGTACGATGTCAGGAAAATCAGTGTCATCGACTGGTTGCTCTACCTGATCCCATATGCCACTACGATCGTTAATTTTTGTTTCTAACTGATCCAAGCGTTTCTGCGTAGAAAACTTGTCAATAAAATTTCCGAACGTGATTGTTTTCTCCGCTTTGTTCAAAAGGTTACGTCTGATTTTTGTTGCACGCGCTTCAATCACGATAGGATTCGCAAAGTTTTTATCTATCGCAACGATTGAGTCACCTAACCGCACTTTTTCGTGTTCGTAGCCCGTAAAGTGTTCTAACACTATAACATCAAGCTGGTATTCCATGAGTGGTTCTTTTCTTTTTTGCAGCTCTTCCCATGTGCGCTCAAGCAGTTTTTCCGGATCATCTTCGTCAAAATCGACGAAATTAAACCGGTGCCGTAGCGTCCCATCCCCATTCGGGATACCGTATTTTTGTAATGCGTCCGGGTCACCAACCCATTCTTGTCCTTTCGGCTTATCAACTGGTTTTCCGTCTGATTTTTTCCATTCCACATCGGCAAATGTTAGTTTACGAGTATATCCACCCTCGTCTGTTTCTTGTCCATTTCCTCGTCCATAAAGCGCTGTAACAGGATAGGCAACAACTTTGCGACGAATGCTTTCGAGGTCTTTTCCAATTTCAAATCGTTTTCCGGTGTCTTGGCCACGACGAGCAAGCAAATCAATATATCGCCCTGCGATTCGATTTCCTTGGACCTCGATACGATCGCGCAGTTCCCCACCCCATGTTCCAATAATTTTTTGAATTGCCGAAAGAACACTTTCATAGTAGAAATTTGTGCTATTGGTACCAAGTTCGGCGACTTCACCGACTCTCCATCGCGTCTTTTCGAGTGCGCGAGTCAATGCGTATTGTGCTGTCGTGTTTTGCGGTCGAATGTCTTCAATTGGTTCATTTTCCAGCTCTGACATCGCTGGTTCGCAATAGACATGTTTTTCCGCTGTTTCCGCTCCATCTGTTTCTTCGATTTCACGAATCACAAACAAGCGAAAATAGCCGTCTTCATCCTTGAACGCGACTTGGTTTTCTTCCACAACGTACTGCGCATCTGGATGAGTAGCAGGAACGACAAATTCAAGTTTTTGTGGTCCGTTTAGTTCTTCTTCATGGAATGGTTCGTAGTATGGGCAAGCTCCCTTTGAAGAACTGTCTAGGATTGTAAGAAGGTTGTCGTATTTATCGAAAATGAACAGCATCTATAACCACCTCTCCTGGAAGGTGATTTGCACCGAATACCCGGATGGTGTGAATTGAAGTACGTTGTTTCCTTTTTCAAGCGCAAAAAAATCGCTCACTAAATCGAGCGATGTCATGCGTAAATTATTATTTATTGTGATTTTTCGCTTTGGAAAATCGATGGTTAATACATCACCAGTAACAAAATTCCATATCACACGAACAAATTGATTCTCTTTTGACACTTTGAATTCTTGCGCGGATGCAAAAAAAGTCGCCGTAATGACGGGATACGTTTTCGCTGAACCAGTGTTGCTTACGTTAACTGATTGCCCGCTTGTCGTGATCGTTGCATTTATCGGTCGTTCTTTTCCATACACATACGGGTCAGGGCAAATGAATTTGATCGTACCGCTTCCGAATTTCGTAATTTCCTCAAAATCCACAGTATCATCCACAACAGCGTAATAGGTACGATCAGGGTCATCATCGAACACCAACGGTGCAGGTTGGTCAGTAACAAGCCATGCGGCAAGGTCTTCTTTCAATCGTTGTAAATGAGTTAAATTTTCTCCTTTGATAAAAACCGGAACTTCAATAGTACGAACATCAATGTCCGTGCTTTGCAAAAAGCCGCCCGGTACACCCGGAACGGCTAGTATGTTGCGTTTAATCGGCGACCAAGGAGGTCTTTTTCTCCCCTTTAGTACTGCAATATAATCACGTCGCTCATTGTTGAATGTAAAACTTATCATGTCAAACTACCCCCAAAACGGCGCGAACGGCGCGAACGCAAAATGTTGAGTTCTTGAAACTCTGTGATGTCCTCAACGAGCCAACGTGCTAGTGTGCGCTTGTCTGGCGTGACGATTTGGATGACTGTTGGATTCGTTCTATTAGTTGTCTTAGGAGATAGATAGTTACTCATTTCCCTTGCAATTAATCCAGCAATTCTACGTGCATGTGGTCCTTCGAATGGAACAATCGCTTCCTCAACATCACCGAAACCGGCGTTCCCGAAGATAATTGGTTTAGTAAACACACCACCGACTTTATGCCAATTTACAGAGAAAGTCGGAATTTTTACCGATAAATCTCCAACACCGATTTTTTTCCAATTCACATCGATGTCTGGTATTTTCGGCTTAGGTATTTTTAGTGATAACTTAGAAAAAGCATTTTTAATCTTATCTATGATGCCTAATACTGTTGTCTTTGCAGATTCAATCGGATTTAAAATCGCTTCTTTCGCTTCATTAAATTTACTCTTTGCTGACGACAGGATTGATTCAAAGCGAGATACTGCATTATCTTTCAAACTTTGAATTTTATTAATCGTTGAAGATTTAATATTTTCCCATGTAGATGTGACATTACTCCATATATTTTGTACTTTGGATACTACGGACGATTTAATCGATTCCCATTTTTCATCTAAGTTTTTCTTTAATTCTGCTGCCTTCGATTTGATAGTATCCCAATTTTTCCATAAGGCTACACCGATAGCGATCAATGCGGTTATCGCTGCTATGGCAATCCCAATAGGCCCAGTAAGTATAGTTAATGCTCCGCCTGCTCCGGCAATTGCTCCCGATACCGCAGTGAAAATTGGAATTAATGCAGATATACCAGATGAAATAGCGCCAATCACTATGAGTAACGGACCAATCGCAGCCACAAGTCCACCAACCACGACAATAACTTGTTGTATCGTTGGCGAAAGACTAGAAAACCACTCCGAAAACGATTGAAGCGCAGGAAGGGCTTTTTCTACCATGCCAAGAAGGACATTTCCAATTGGCTCAAGTGCTGATTGTACTCCTCGGATAGCTTGTTGTGCCCTTTCACCAAATGATTGTTGAAGCGTCTCTCCTGCTTTTTGTGTAGCTCCTTCAAAGTTTCCGAGCTCTGTTTTAGCGTTTGCCATCGCTGTAATGACATTACTTTCTAAGTCCTCCCATTGTGTACCGAACAATGCCACGCCTAATTGGTTACGTTGCAACGGATCTTCTATGCTAGAAAGGGCTAACATAACCGCCTGCATGGCTTTTTGCCCTTCTTCTCCACCTTGAGCAAACTTTGAAGTGATGTCCTCAACATTAAATCCAAGTTTCCCTAATGCTTCTGCGGTCAATTTAGACCCATCTTTCATGCGGATATTAAATTCCTTCATCGCATCCCCGACCTTATCGAGGTTAAACGCGCCGGCTTCCGCACCCGAAATGAGCATAGATAATGCCTGTTCTGCGTTAAAGCCCATTGCTTGAAACTGTGGAGCGTATTCTCTCAATGTATCCAATAAATCGCTGCTAAAGTTACCACCACGTTGGAATCCAATAGTGATTAAATCCATTGCTTCTTGACCGCTTATACCAAATTGTTTCATGAGAACCCCTGCGGCTGCGGTTGTTTCTTGAATATCCGCGCCAAATAGATCACGAATCGTATAAGCTGATTGGATAAGAGGTTGTAAATCTGTATCAGAAACACTTTTCATGTTCTGTTTTAAAATCGCAAGAGAATTGGTGACTTCCGTAAGATTTTCGCCGAATCCTTTTTCCCATACCTCTTTTGCAATACCGGCCAATTTTTCCGCTTCCTCTGCGGTCAATCCCAGCTGACCTTGAATACGTGCTTGTGCGCCTTCTACATCACTTGCCGCTTTCAGTGCGCCTATACCAAGCGCAGCAAGTGGAAGTGTCAATGATTGTGTCAAGGTTTGTCCTGCTTGTGTCATACGGTCTCCAATCGCTCGAAACCGTTCACTAACTTCATTTAAATTGCTTTTTAGCTTTGACCATCGATTGCTTTGTTCATTAATCGCCGCATTGATTTCCTCTAACTGCGATTCTGTCTTTTTCATTGCAGCTATCGCTTGGTTTAGACGAATTGCTAAGTTTTCCGCTTCTTTAGAGGCTTCGCCTTTCGCTTGTTTCACCGCTTCATACTGCCTGCGGAGTGTTTCAACCTTTTGTTGCTGTAGATCGAATGCTTTAGTGAGATAATCCGATTTGGCCCGTAACCCCTCAATACTACCTTCAAAACCTTTAACGGAACCACCAGCCGCTTGAAATTCACTCTGTACTAGTTTTAATCGTCTGTTTACGTCCTGGATACTCCGTTTGAACTCCGCTGAATCCAATCCTAGACTGACGCGTAAAGAACCGACTTCTGCCATCCTCTCACCTCCCTACAACACATCATCAATGTATGCACGTTGTTGTGTGTGTTTTGGCTTTTTCCATCCTTTGAAGATACAATGTTGCTCCCAAAGGGCTAACAATTTTCTAGGTGTCATGCGCCACACTTCTTCTTCTCGCCGGTTTAGATGAACTGTGCCGATATAAATCCAAAAATCGAACGGAAGATGTTCCACTCGGCTTACTTTTTTTCTGTGTTTTCCTCGGCTTTTGGCGAACTTTCCTGGAATGCTTCTTGAATCTTCTGTGCTACATACTGAATATTGTTAATATCAATCAACTGACCGACCTGTTTTTCCGTCAATGATTCATCTTCGTGAACTAATGAAGCATGTAGGAGTTTACGGATGGCTTTCATACTCATTTTTTCAAGGGATTTAAAGGCTTCTTCAAGCGTGCCGAACGCTTCTTCTAATTCACATAAGGCGTTTAGATCGAATTTCATTGTCCGTTCTTTATCAAGCGTGATTTTGACACCTTTATCACGTACATTGTTCATACTTTTACCTCCTTCAAAATAAAAAGAGGTGGCTATTCAACCACCTCTTATGCAGGTTCATATACAGAAGTAAACCAGTTGGTAATTACTGTTCCATTAACACCAGCGTCCCCGCTATCTACTTGATACTGCCACTTATTATCGTATTCACGTTTTACAAATTTTGCTGAAATAGATTTGGTCTGGAATTCTGGTGTTTCACCCTTCGTTTTGTAAGAATCTTCATTGAGTTTAAAGCGACCTTTCAACAACCACACATATTTCTCATTTCCATCCGATTTTTCAGATGAGAACCCGATCGCAACATATGGAGCAACGTCATCAGCGCTTTTTTCCAATACACCATCAGCATTTTTGGTATGACCCAATAGATCCACTAACACATCAGTCGGTAAATCATCTACGTTCAAAGTGACTTCCACACCACCGAATGATTGTGCAGTTTCAGCAAGACCATCATCAGCATATAGCGCGGCTTCATTCACGGTGGGAACAATATTGGCTTCAATAGCTTTAGCGATTTTTTTGGGAGTGTCATAAGTCACGCCTGTGTTGTCATCTTTCGTTAATTTAGCGTAATAAAGATTTTTTAAACCAATTGTAGGCATGTTCCATCCTCCTTTAACTTACATAGTTAAAACGGATGACTTTGTGATAAATCTTGGTGTCATCCTCGTAAAATTCCGCTTCACTTGTACGAAAAAAACCAACCCCATTCAGCGCATTTTTCACTTGCTGAACAAGATTGGTGTAGTCGCCTTTACTCCATATATCCACTTGGATACTGTGTTGTGTGTTTTGTTCCGAATCATCCGCATTTAAGGCGGATTGTTGATTGAATTCAAAGAAAGTAATATAAGTGGTAGCTGTTCCGGTATATCTCTGAAACGAGACAGGAACACCTAATGGGCTTAATGTGTCCATGATTAGCTTATTTAAACTCATAAGCCTAACTCCTTCTTGATTACATCAGCCATCTTTTGTTGGGCGCGTTCTTTGTTGTTCAAAAAAGCTGACTCCATGAAAGGTTTTGCGCTCATTTTAGAGGTTCCAAATTCCAAAAAGTGAGCATAGAACTGATCGGGATGATTGCCGACTTCTACTTTTCCGTCTTTTATATCGGAAATCGTGATATTGTCAGCTAACGCCCCTGTATCTCTTGGCGCATTTTCAGAAATCGCCTTTCGCATCACTTCTGCCCCTTCTAGCAGGGCTTTTTCCTTCACTCGTTCCGCTTCTGCGCCCATATTTTCCAGCTTTTTTAACAGTTCCTGCATTCCCTCTAGACGCATTACACCACCTCTTTCGCCATGATGGTGAGCGTTTTGTTCAGCTCATCATCATTGATGACAGAAAGAATTTCAAATGTCCTGTCCTTGTATTTGATACGCATGTCTGGATTGATACCAGTTGTGTAGCGAACGACAAAACGAACCGTATTTTCGTTTTGAGTCGTTGCAGCTTCGTAGTATTCGCGACCTTGGAGTGTCTTAATCATCGCCCAGACAGTTTTAATGTCTTGCCATCGCTGACTCTCTTCAAGAGGAAAACCGTTTTCGTTTGTAGCACTCTCGTTGTATTGCTGAAAGGTGATGCGGTGACGGAACAAACCTGGATTCATGATGTGCCACCTTCCTGTGGTTCATAACAGTAAGAAAGCTGAGCTAAAATACTATCTACAGTAGGGCGTATCTTGTCGTTTACTTTTCCAATCATTTCCCGGTTTTCGTACCAATCTGCAATCAAGACAAGACAGAATAGCTGAGCCAGTTCGTTAGAGCTATCAAATGTGTTGCCAGTGGCGTTTTTAAGATACTTTTCTGCCGCATTAATCAGCTTTTGTATTGTACCGTCTTCATCGTTATGTTCAATGCGTAACCACTCTTTTGTTTCATCTAAAGAAACAATCAAGTCTTACCACCCCCATTAAGGGGATGGGGATCTTACTCCCCATCTTTTAATTTTTCTAACGCAGCTATAGCATTCTCTTTTCCTTTGACTTTTTCACCGTTCGGTAACTCGTAATAACCGCCACCAATGTGTTTAATACCATCTTCATTTTCGATTTCTTCGTCACTTTCTTCGTCGTTTTCTTGTTCTATTTCATTTCCAAGGTACCCCCATTCTTGAAGGTATTTTGCTCTTTTTTCATCTTCCGTGAAGTATTCATCACCTTTACCAAAGAGATCGCCGGTATACTTATCACGGAAAGGTTTAATCACTTCATAACTCGGCAATTTCACCCCCACCTTTCATTAGACAGTTTGGGTAACATCTAACTGACCAAACATCGCAGCTCCTGTATCCCAAAATTTATAGTCATCACGCATGATTGTACGAAGGTTAGTTGTATCACGAATGAAAGCATCTCCGCCTTCTTTTGTACTTGCTAATTCAAAGAAGCGACGGTTGAACAATACAATCAATTGCTTTAGATCACCAACGATAAATGGCGCGATTAATGTAGTAGTACCTTCTGTTTTTAAGAATCGATTCGATGCAACAACAACAGGATGTCCTTTAAATAGTTTACGTCCTGGTTGAGTTGGGTCGTCTTGCAATAAGTAACGACCATTATTGTCTTTTTGCTCATCCATCCAATGATATCCATCTTGGTTCGTTAGAATAATGCTGTTAGCACTAATCGCTGGGTCCAGATCAACGTTAAGCACCTTTTTAATATCATCAAAGTTTGCTAATTGTTTCTTTGTCATAGTATTTAATAGGTTGGTAATGTGATAATTTCGAGTGACAACTGCTTTTTTACTAATCCAGTTGGTCACATAAGCAACAATATTCTGGTCCGTATCAGCGATTAATTCGTTCGTTAAAGGTAAGATACCACCACGCTTTTTCAACGAGTAGCTGACAGGAACGAATTTTGGATTATCGATCGTTTGAAATTCTCCATATTCCTCTACATCGGCAAACGGAACCATATCCTCATCTTTTTCGAGTACCCGTGAGCCGCTAAGCGCAGTAACATTTTGAACGTTCACGTACTGGGAAAGATCGTTAAAATCCCGCATAAGCGTATAAATTTTCGTTTGGATGTCTTGAGGAAGGATGAGACCAGAATCCCCGTCTGTTTGTCCAACGACACCGCCAGTATGCATAACGGCTCTTTTTTCATACTCCTTAATAATACTTCGTTCGTCAGACGATACAGGGCGACGGCGAATCGCCTTCATAAAGATTTGCCGATACTCCTGTTCTAATTCTGCATCTTCCTTCGTGACAGCGCGTGTTTCGCCGCTGGTTGAATACGCACCGCCAAGCCCCAATCCACCGCGCTCCTCTTCCTCTAATTGCCGCTGTACTTCAATTTTCTTTTGCAACGCACGGACATCTTCCATGCGTTTTTCTGCTTCATCTACTTTGTCCTCTCCTAAAAGAGAACGAACTTCCGCTTTCATTTGCTCTAATTTTTGTAACATTTCACGTAATTCTTTACTCATATCTCCATCCTCCTAAGATTGATAGAAATAAAAAAGAGCCGATTACATCAGCTCTAATTCCATAGCTAATTTTCGTTTTTTGTACTCATTAGAAGCACGTTTTTGTTGTTCTCGGTATTCATCAAGTGATCGAACAGACACTTCATTCGCTGGATAAGCAGGAAATGCAACAGGGGAAATTTCATATAATTCAGCGTTAAGAATTGTACGCTTATAAATTTTCTTTCCATCTCGATTCTCGGATGACCATTTATCTTTAGTTACCTTCATTCCGAAGGATACACCGTCCACATCGCCACGCTTAATGAGCTCCCAGGCATCATTACCAACTGATGTGTTCGGAATATCTAGTTCAAAGCGTAACTCTTTCTTGGTATTTTCAATGCGAAGAGTACCGCTTTTTGTGTTACCAAGAACTTGTGAAGTATCGTGCGACCAGAGCCCGACCACGTCACGTACTTTTAAACTTTCGTCAAAGGCTCCTTCGGCAATCTCTTCAACAAAAGCATCTCCCCACCAATCCCTCATTTCCGCGCTTTCCGTATTATATTTAATGGATCCGGAAATGGTACGTTTTTCGTTTTCCTCATTCGCTTCCCGAATTTCCAGTGTCACCGGAAGCGCCCGAATTTCCTTGATTTCCTTCATCTTTTGCTTGTTGTCCACCTCCATCACCTCCTTTCATGTACTGTTGACCTACCATTGTTAAAGGAATATAGTTTCCATTGACAATTAGCTGGTTACCTCCTGGTTTAGGCGGCAAATCTTCTTTTGCTCTAGCTTCGTCAGGCTCAAGAAAACCATTTTGTATACCAATCGCATAGGCTTCAAATCTCGTTTTAATATCAGCACGCAAGATGCTATCAACGTTAAATTTAACGTAGTAACCATCATCCAACTCACTGTCCAGAAACAACTTATACGTCATTTCTTGTTCGTACATTGTGAGAATAGGGAGCAACGTGTCTACATAGAATTGCCCCTGCTGTTCGGCGACATTGTGGTGCGTCGCACGGCTCAAATCATTCAGTTGGTGCATTTTAATACCGAATGCCGTTGCAATCTGACGGATTGTTAGCTCTGTATTTTCAAGAAATTGCGCATCTGACATCGATAGACTGATTGGCTTAAACTCATATCCAATCGGCATTAGTGCAATTCTATGGCTATTTTTTAGCCCAGCAGACATTTCCTCGAATTTTTCTCGGAATTTCTTTTGGGCTTCCTGGTTTAAATCACCCACATACTGCACGATTCCCTTTACTTGCAACCCCTGCTTGTAGAAGTTACTAATGAATTTCCCCGCTGCAGCCGCGTTTTCTACTGTTGCGCGTAGGTAATCAAGTGGGGGAATGCCAACAATACCGTCTAACGTCACACCACTTTTGAAATGCAAGATTTCGTCTGGCATGAGCTTTCTTTTTTCCGTGCCAACGTCAACCTCGTACCAGATTTTATTCTTGCTGCTTAATAGACCTATATCATCAATCCAGATCGTTACTTTGCTTGAATCAATTGGCCAGAGGCCTATAATACGTCCTTTCTCGTCGGTTTCAATGTTCACATAGGCATTGCCATAAATATTTCGCTGCGTTTCATTGCACTTAGCATAGTCAGATGCCGACATATATGGGTTCGGTCTAAGCTTCAAAAGTTTGTACAAATAGTGTTTTGTCACTTTATTAATGCCGTTTTCGTCTTCTTGATAGACTTTCAATGGTAGTTTTGCCACCGATTCCGAAAGGATTTTTATACAAGCGAACACCGTCGCTTCTTTCAAGGCATTTTTCCCGTACACATTCACATCACCAGGAGAAATGCCGAGAAAATCTAAAAGCGCAGGGTCATTCAGACTATATTCGATACTTCTCTTTTCCAAAGCCCGTCTGAAAAACATTTAGTATTCACCTCCTTCATGGCGGATAACGCTTAGGTGGATGCAGCGCTAAAAATACACCAATAGCTACAAAAGAAACACCCATCACATACAGTCCAGCTGTGATGCTTAATCGAAAAGTAGCAAAATTAATAAATAGCAAACCAACGAAAATAAAAAAATCTTCCGCATAATCACGAAAGACTTTCAATAATTTATTCATTTTATCAACCCCACAATTTATCTAAAAAGTCATCGGTAGCGAATTCGGAAACATCGACGGATTCAGCATTAGCAAACATTGCACGGGCATGTGCGTTGATAAGCGCAGCGACAGGGTCAATTCGGTCTACACTCTTTGATTTGTCCAACATGATGTTTTCTTGTGCATCTTTTTTTGTGACCGCATTTCCTACAGCCCAGGTCAGTACTGGATTATTGTTATGAATAATCTTCTTTTCAAATACTTTTGTACGGAAATTCTTTGTAGGCTCGGATAAATAACGAATCCCCTGTGGAATCTCAACAGTGATAAAGCCATCTGCTTCAAGTTCCTGCATCAAGTGGCGTGCATTATATTTGTCGTAGCAGATTTCCTTCACAAAAACACCGTATTTTTCTTCAATAGATTTGATATATTCTCGAACAAACGCATAATCAACGACTGCTCCTGGTGTTACCGTAATCCATCCTTGGCGTTCCCACTGATCAAATGGCATTTTATCGGTTTTCATACGCTCATCCAGTTTTTCTTCAGGTATAAAAGAGTGAGACAAAACAACATTTCGTCCATCATCAAGAGGAATTTCAATAGAAACGCTCGTTAAGTCTGTTGTGGATGATAAATCCACACCAACATAAGCATCTAATCCTTTAATATTTGGTAATTCATCTTTACCACAAGCCGCCCAACGGTCAGATGAAATATACCCTTGCTCACGTTTATTTATCCAGATATTCATATTTTTAGTGAGAAAATCGTCCATTTTATCTGGTTTCTCAAGCGCTTCTTGCAGTTTAGAACGAATATTTTCAACACCTTCTGGATATGAAGCAGCAATTGGATTAGCTTTGAGCCATGCCCTTTCATCTTTGATGTCGTCGATTAAATTTCCATTTTCATCTTTATCTAATTCATTGACCATCGCAAAATATCTTTCGTTTTCCACTGGGTCATTCGGGTCTAAAAGACGTGAAACGTAGTGATATTCACTTCGATAACAAGGATTGTTGAGGTTCGTTCCAGCTGTTGTGATAATCATAAGCAGTGGTTGAGCTCGTGCAATCATACCAGAGTCAATAATGTTGTAAATTTCATCTGTTTCATGTGCGTGATACTCGTCAATGATACCGCATTGCGGATTCAATCCGTCCCCTGTCTTCCGGTCTTCTTTCGAGAGAGGTCTAATGATGGACCTGCTTTTCGGATGATGGATTGCCCCGTACTTAACTTCATATTTTCCTTTCAGTTCAGGGCAACCGGCAAGCATGGCTTCAGTTTCGTTCCAAACAATCTTCGCCTGCTCGGTCTTAGTAGCGCCGATGTAAACTTCCGACATATTTTCACCAAAAGCCATTGCTTCGTAGGATGCTACACAGGCAAGGCTTTGCGACTTAGCATTCTTCCTGCCAACCTGCCAGTACGCCTTTTTGAAACGCCGGTAATCTGTATCTTTGTGTACCCAGCCGTAAATGTTGCCGAATACAAACACCTGAATTTCGTGTGGCCGAATATGTTGCCCTTTCAAGACACCTTTTGTGTGTTTAAAAAGCGTCATCCATTTGAGAAAGCGCATCGCTTTTGTTTCGTCGAATATAAATGGGAACTCATCGGTTCCCTCTCGCTCGATATCTCGCAAAAAGCGCATGCAAGCCCATTTGTGTTTTTTGCAAGCGACAACACGACCGTCAATAACGTCATTGGAGTAATCAATCAACCATTGCTTCAAGCTCATAAATCACCAAACTCCTGTTCAAAAGGTGTTGGTTGCTTGGGTTCTTCCTTCGGCAAAGCAAGCTTGGCGCGAGAGCTTGGCGTCAAACCAAATTCAACAGCCAGCGATTTCATTTGCTCATGTAACTGCTTTTTCTTGGTGAGAAGAGGATGGGGGACTTTGTTCGTTTCCGCCGCCTTATTTGTGTACTCAACCATCAGTCCTTCCTCAGCGATGATCTGCGAGCACTTAACATAGTCAGAATAGGCATCACAGTAGAGAGCAAGAGCATTCACATCAACGTTTGTTACTAGACCGATTTCCTTCAGTTCTTTCACAATCCGCTTGAATTCTTTTTTAGCCACATCATCTAGCCAATTCGGCGGTCTGACCTTATCATCATTCGGACGTAACTTTGCCTCTGCCTCTTTCCGAGCCTCTATTTCCTTTTTCGTCAAGTGCTTCGTTCCCTGAATTAATATTAAATCAACTGGTTTGGCACGCCTTCCCATCTCCAACACCACCTTTCGTTTTTAAAGTCCTTCAAAAACTGTTACCCCCTTTTACGTCAAAAAGGGAACTTTGTGCACGCTGAGGGGCCCGCGCGGTGCTGAGCAAGTCGGCTAAAAATTTTTGACCCGCCCCTCCCCATACTTCTTCTTGTCTTCAGCCGTTTTCTTGTTGTGATGAGCATGACACAGTGACCGCAAGTTGCTAAGTGTCAACCGTAGATGCCAAAACCAACGAACAGGTTTTATATGGTCAACAACATCTGCTGGCGTGATGCGCTTTTCTTTCAGGCAGTCTTGGCATAAATAATTGTCACGCATCAACGCTGCTTGTCTCACTCGTTGCCATTCTTTGCTGTGGTAAAACTCACGCGCTTTCTTATCTCGAATATGTTCATCGTAGTATCGATGTCGTTCTGCCTTATCTTGTTGTTCTTTATGCTTATGCTGCTCGCAGTATCGTCCTTGTGTTAGGTTAGGGCAACCTGGAACAGCACAAGGCTTCTTTGGTCTGCTCGGCATAAAATCACTCCAAATAAAAAAGCACCCCGAAGGATGCTTAAAAGTTCGTTACACTTCAATCATACAATTTATCCAACTTCCCTTTCCCCAAACATACTGGGCATTTTTCATCGAACATTTCTCTGCCACTAGGACTGAAACGTTTATTATTACTCTCAATAAGTTTATCAGTTCCGTAAACATCTAATTGTTTTGGATGATCGTACCAGTTTAGTTTCTGCCCAGTTCCTTCGCATCGCGGGCACGTAACATACCTCAAATTTGTAGCCATATCAATGCATCTCCTCAATAATTCATTTACTATATTTTATCAAACAAATAAAACAAAAAGCACCCGATTATTCGGATGCTAATTTTTAAGTATTAAAAAACTAATTCGATTGATTTTATTTCACTTACTTTTCTTTTCTCGCCATTTGATTGACACTCAATTTCCATATCATTCGATTTTCCTAATGTGCCAAGCATATAGGCTAATTGTTCTGCTGATAATTCAACATCATGTAATTCAGGTCCCCATGATGTTCCGTCTTTAAAGTGATATACCAACTTATATAATTTAGTCATTTTATACCTCCTTTCACCTACTCAATTCAACAAAAGGAGGAAATTTCCTACATCATTTTCTCGTCAAATCTCGACATTTATTCAGCATTAAGCTCGTCCTTAATTATTTCAAGTTCTTTTATTATCTCGTCAATTTGTTCTTTATTTAGTTGCTTTGGTCTGCTTGAACGGTCTAACTTAGTCGAATGAATTTCAAACTTGCCGTCTGAAACATAACCATAAAACCATATTCCGTTTAACTCAACGATTTGTTTTCGTTCCATGTTCACCACTCCAGAGCAAAATAAAAACGCCACCCTCGCAACCGAGCTAACCTCGATCCCTAGAGAGTGACGCCCTGCTTCAACAAAATATCCACGATACAATAATAACACGTCTAAACAGAAATATTCTGTCGTCTTTCCGTCATTTTTCCTTCATTTTTCTTTCAGTTTTCTGTCATTTTTACGAGCTTTTCTTTTCTTCCATTTCAACCATCATATCAAACAACATTTGATTTTCCTTTTCCTTTTCTTCCAATTGCTTCTGAAGTTTCTCTATCTGCTGCTGAAGTTCTTCATGCGGTCTTAACGGAGCTGGATAACGTTTAGGCGGACCAAATCTTGAATCGGGATTCATATTGTGATGTGGATCCAACCAAACAACATAAATAATATTATGGTATCTAATTCCATGAACTCTTCCACCTGACGAAGATAACCTGAACTGTATCATATTCTCTGGTGAAATTTGTTCCAGAATATGTTCTGACACACTTTCATTATAGTGATGTGCTGTTTTGTTAAAATCGTGTCTATGTAGATCATAATGTTGCCTTTGTTGTTCAAACTCATTCATTGTCAGTTTTGAAATCTCTGTTAAATTATCAAGCAGATGAAGAAACCATCCCTCTTTAGTCCCGCCACAATTAAACGCTTCATGTTTAGTATCCAAAAACCTGAATGAGAAAACGATCTTCTCCTTTCTTAGTCGCTCAACCTCTTCTTGAGACTTTAGAGGGAAGATCGTTTTATGTTGTATTTTAAAATCGTTCGGTAATTGTGCTATAGGAATTGAACGAGTGTTTTTAGTCACTTTTTTATTAGTCTTTTTGCTCATCCTCTAACACCTTGCGATAAAATCTTATTATTACTTCATCTTTGATTTTTTCATTACAAGGTTCTAGATCACCCAGATCTCCTCTAGCCTCTTTCCAAGGTTCCTCCATATGAGTTAGATATTCTAGTTCATCACCGTTTAAATGTCCATAAGAATCAAATACTTCTTTTATGAACTCATAAACATCAGGATTCTCAGCAATAGATTGTGGTAACTCCTGAATCACTTCGATTTCCTGCCATCCATGATGCTTATACTCATGATATAAATCTGGGCAAACCGGGCCATGTACCCAAGCTTCAATACGATTACTAAATAATCTTTCTCCGTACAACGTTAAATACCACGAATAGGCGTAGTAGCACAGCTTTTGAAGCTTTTTATGCGTCATCGGTTGAAATGTAAGGAAAGTCTTTGCAACATCGTATACGTTTGTAACTGTTCTAACTGCACTAGTTGTTAGCATACTACTCACCCTATCCCCTAAATAATAAATTTTTGCCATGTGCCTACCTCCTTTCGTGATATGTATCTTTCCAAATTATTGACATACTTTATACCAACTTATTCACGAAAAGGACAGTTAGCACATACAAAAAACGACTATATTTTACTAAAACTCTTCTTTAAAGAAAATAATTATCCTTCTTATTTTGTTCGACAAGTTACGACAAATAAAAAGACACCTACACGGGTGCCTCTTCTTTGTATACTTCAATCCGTAAAGCAAACGCCAATTTATAAAACGCCTTTTCACGAATACGATAATACTTTGATTCGCTGATTCCCATTTCATTGTAAATTTCGTAATCGTAACTTTCCTCCAATGCCATGTATCGTTTGATAATCAGTTCGCGTTCTAATTTATTGAGCTTGTTCACAGCACGGCGTATTCTCTCCATGTACTCATCGCGTTCTCGTTCGAAATCTGCTCTTTTGATCGCCGCGCTTTCTGTAGATGAATGAAAAGCATTCGTGTTGCTTGGCGGCACGAGAGAGTACGTTTGCGTCACGCGTGGCAGGAATTCGTCCGGAACCGTCAACATATACATGCGATACTTCTCAAGCGCCGCCTCAACCGCCTCTTTTGTTTTTTCTCCATCCACATCGCGCAAGAATGACATTTGCTTATATTTTTTACCCAACCGGACCCCTCCCGTTTATGTTAAAATATACTTACAGGTACCGAATAAACAGAAGGGAATTTTCAGATCCCCGATGGACCA